TGAGCGCATCGTCTATCCGTTGGTGTTTGCGGACGTTCAGTCAGCGACTACGGATGCGGGTACTCTTAGCCTTGTGGTGGGGGTCTATTTCTCTGACAGGGTGGAATCCATTGCCTCGATGGGCGGAGTGGTTTCGGGCAGTCCGACATTGGGTTGGCAGGATAACGAAGATGAGGTTCTAAGCGACCAACTGCAAATCGCTCAGGACTTCATTAGCTCGCTTACAAACGACCCAAGCCAAGAATGGACGCTAAGTACCAGCGTTAACCTGACGCGCTTCGTAGAGAGCCGAGATGACCGTACGGCAGGGTGGGTAGCTACGCTACAGTTCCAAATACCCTACAGCCACTCCGTTTGTGAAATTCCCTCTTAATTTACATTTACCCTAAAGCAACCCATACAAAATGCCAACTCCAATTCTCCAACAAATGCTCGGCCAAGGTGGTACGATGCAATTCATTGACGCAGCCGTAAGCGGTGCGAACTTCGACTTCATCGTGGTCAACGCTGCTGCAACCTTCACGACTCTGACGGGTACAGGTGGCGAGAACCTGCTGACTGCCTACTCCATGAGCGGCAAGTCCGTTTCCGCTGGAATAGTTATCAGCGGAAGGAACGGCGGGAAGATTACTGCCGTCACTCCATCGGTCGGAAGCGTCATCGGATACACCTTCCTCTAATGCTGATAGGCTACGGTTACGGCTATCCAATAACCACCCTGCAAGGCGGTGGCTTATCGGCATCTGCTTGGGCGGCATTCAATGCTCGTGCTGATGCTGATGGCGCATCCACGGCAGAGGCAGCGGTGAGCGGTTGCCTGTTCGGTCGCTTTGCTACGATTTACAACTTCTAAGAATGCCGACACCTTCCCTCCTGATAGTACCCGCACGATTCAAGTCGGGCAAGTTATACTCCCAAATCCCAACCAGCGGAGCAGGTGACTTCACGGTTACCCGTGCGACTGCGGCAACCCGTGTGAATGCGAGCGGCTTCATTGAATCGGTTGCGAGCGGAATACCAAGGCTGGACTACTTCGCCAGCGGTGGGGTGGTCGGGTGTCCTGCGTTGCTCGTGGAGCCGAGTGGGTCGAATTTGGCTTTGCAGAGTGAGAACTTTGTCACGACTTGGGCGGCAAATAACTTAAACATTACATCTGGATTCACATCACCATTTAACAATGCAAATGGAACACTAATTGAAGCAACATCAGTTGCAGGGAGATTAAGACAAACCATTGCGGCAATTACCAGCGGAACAACGCACACATTCTCTTTATTTGCAAAAGCTGATAGCTTTGCCCTTACAAGTGGTATTACTTTAACTGTCAATGATGGAACTTCATCAAACTATGCATCAGGCGTTTGTCAAGCATTTCGACTTGACACAGGGGCATTAGGTACAAGTGGAACTGTTGGCGCAGGGTTTACTCTTACAAGAGCAAGCATCGAAAATTACGGCAACGGATGGTATCGATGTAACATGACTGTTACCGCATCTTACACGCCTGCTACCAGTATTATAGGAGTTCGTGCTACATCAACAATCTCAGCTGGTCTTCCATCTACGGCAAGTGGTTCTACGGTTTACATCTGGGGCGCACAACTCGAAACAGGCTCGGTTGCAACCTCCTACATCCCCACCACCACAGGGTCAATAACCCGCAACGCCGATGTGATTTCGGTCAGCGGAGCGGTCAGCGGTGCGATAGGGCAGACGCAGGGAACGATTTATGCGGAGGTAGATGTCAAAAATCTTACAAATGGTACAAGGATTTTTGTTATAAACGATGGAACTCAAACTAATAGAATAGCCTTATTATTTAATTCAACGAACAGGATTCGTCTTTTAGCAACAGTTACCAATACAACCCAAGCCGACATAAACACGGCAACAAATCAACCTGCTGGCATTTACAAAATAGCCGCCGCATACGCTCTAAATGATTACGTTTTGTATGTTAATGGAGTGCAGATTGGAACGGATACAACCGCTTTAGTTCCTGCTTGTTCATCGGTTTTTATTGGTACGCTTGAAACTGGAACTGGCCTATCCTCTCTCAACGACCGCATCCGTGCCGCTGCCCTCTACACCACCCGCCTGACCAACGCAGAACTCGCAGCCCTAACAACCCCGTAATGCCTACCTTTCGCAAATTCGCATTCCCATCGCAGAAGGTTGCAGACCAGTTGCTCGCATCCCTGCAACCGCTTGACACGGCAGTTCCGCTCGGAGAAATGGATGGATTGGTTTGCTTTGACATACTATTCCAAGACGCTTGCCCCAAAGAACTGACCTCGTACATCGTATGGCCCACGCCTTGCGGAGTGCATTCCTTCCTCGGTTGGGATGAGCAATACACCGCCGACTACCAAGAATTTGCAACACCGCAAACGAAATAACATCTACCAATATGCGACTATTTCGCCGCCGTAACCCCGACAAACCCAACATCATGCAATCAGCAATCATCGCCCTTCTTCGCCATCTACTTACCTTCATCGGTGGCACACTCGTAGCCAAAGGGTTACTTGACGCAACCGCTTTGCAGGAAATCATCGGCGCATTAATAACCTTGCTTTCAGTAGGTTGGATGGCCGTAGAGAAAGTAAAGGCTAAACCCGAAGTTCCCAAGGCGTGAACTTAATCGAAACGACCATCATCGGCACGGTCAGCGCAGTCGTTGGCGGTGCAGTCGCTTGGCTAACCAAGGGCAAATTCACGGCAGATTCATTGCAGGTGAAGCAAGCCCAAGCGGTGCTGGCGATGTGGCAGCAGACCGCAGAGGCCCAGCAGAAAGAATTGGCGCAACTAAGGAATGAAATCGTAGCTTTGCGGGAGCGGATAGAACATTTGGAGAACACAATCCAAGTGCTTGAAGCCGAAAACGCAACCCTACGACAAGCCTGATGCTGCTACCACTAACCAAGCATTCCCGTAACATCCACGAAGTATCCTGCCAATCGGGGCAGGAATTTCTCCTTATCAGCGACCTGCACTGGGATAATCCCCACTGCGACAGGGGTCTGCTGACCAACCATCTTAAAGAGGCGCAACGCCGTAATGCGGGCATTATCGTTAATGGGGACTGCTTTTGCCTGATGCAAGGGCGTGGCGACCCACGGCGAAGCAAGGAGGACATCCGCCCCGAACACAACAACGCACGCTACTTGGATTCTATCGTCAATACGGCGGTGGAATGGTTCAGCCCATACGCCAAGAACCTGCTCCTGCTCGGCTACGGCAACCACGAAACCTCCATCATCCACCACCAAGAAACCGACATCCTGCAACGCTTCGCAAGCACGCTGAACTACGCCACAGGGTCAGCAGTCGAAGTTGGTGGCTATGGCGGCACGCTGGATATTCGGGTAAACCACGACCCTCTGCGGTCCAAGAACTTCGTCGTGCATTATTTTCATGGTGCAGGTGGTGGAGCGTTCATCAGCAAGGGAGTAATTCACGATTCACGCATATTGATGACCACCGAAGGCTACGACTTGACTTGGATGGGCCACGTCCATGAATTATACTATCATCAAAATATCATCCACCGCTATGACCGTGCGACCAAGACCCTCATTCAAAAGCCTGTTCACCAACTGCGTACGGCGACTTACAAAGAGGAATGGGATGCCGGATACATGGGCTTTCATACTGAGCGAGGAAGAGGCCCGAAACCTTTGGGAGGCTATTGGATGAAACTCGAAACAAGCAGAAATGGCAGTAAGGACAATAACGGCCCAGAGGTCCAAGTCCACGCAACCTTCACCCCTGCGGATAGGTTGTACTAATTTGGGGAATCAATTCTCCATTATACCCCCCAAAAAAGAGATTATTTCCCATAAGTAGCGAAAACCGCTACCTTTCGCAAACTATTCCTCCTGCTAACCTGTACGATTCCTTCGTACAACTATCCCTCCTGCGGTCCTGCGGCAGTCAGGTAAAGGTAGCCGTATTCCTTCTCTGCGCTGAATTGAGGGCAAGCCTTGGTCACGTTCGGGAAATCCCTGTGTCCGCAAATGCGAGCCGTCGGGTACTTCTTGAGCCATTCCAACAGTACCCCTGCAATCGCTTGGCGTTGCTGGATGGTGCGGTCATCCTTATCCTTGCCGCCGATGTAGGACACATGGAGCGATGTTGAGTTGTGGCCCTGCACCCCGTTGGTAATGGCCGAATCGGGTGCGAGTTGCACGATATTGCCGTTGGCCTCGACTATCTTATGGTAGCCCACGGACTTCCAGCCAAGGGCTTCCTTCCAGTACTTGCGGATGGATGCGATGGTGGTGTTCTTCGGTGTAGCCGTGCAATGGACGACAAGGTGGGTGATGTTTCTCATGGCTATTCTTCGGGGTTTAGGAGATAGTAGTAGTCAACGGTATGGGGTTCATCGTTCGGCAGTCCTGACGCATTCACGCCCTCAACGTTACTCCATTGAGCCTTCGCCGGGTCGTAGCCCAGCAGGTCGCAGGCACGCCTGTACTCGCACAGGAGGACGTGGTTCTCTTCCAGTTCTTGGGTGGATATGGAAATCATCAGCCGCTCCAAGGCATTCGTGAGGGCTTTTGCGGGTCTTGTGGAGTGGTAGGTCATGATGCAAATTTATACCCTTACGGTTCTAATTATGGCGAAATTTAGGAATTTATACCGCTTCGGGTGCAATGCCCTGAAAAAAAATTTGACGCAAGAGGTCGCAAAAAGGAAAAGCCGTTGTAACTTTGTCGGACACTAAACCCAATAAGCCATGCCTTTTTACCGCAAATCAACTTATAAGTCGACCTTAACCGCCGAGCAACGTGCCGCCAAAGCCGATGCTGCCTTCGCCAAGAAAGTAGCCAAGATGGAAGCCAATCGTGCAAAAAGTCAGTTCAACTACTCGACCGCTGGCGGTGCTTACATTCCAACCGAAGAGCAATACAAAGCCGCATCTGCAATGCTTTGGAACGGTGTTTGCGAGGCTGATGCCTCCAAAGCGACATCCGCAGAAATGGTGCAAATTGCCTATATCACCCAAACCAAAGTCCACCACGACCACATCCACGTTGTCAACGAATACCGTCGCTCACTTTAATTTCCACCCACTAAACCACAAACCCATGAACAAACTCGAACGCTACCTCGATGCCGCTATGACGGTAATCACCTACCTCGCCGCCGCTGGTGGCTTCTATTGGATTTTTGTACGCTTCTTTATCACCTATCTCAAAACCCTCTAAACCCTAAACCATGCACAAGTTCAAAACCACCAACATCAAAGGCAAGGATTACGTCGAAGTAAACCAACGCCTGCTCTTTTTCCGCAACGACAAAGCCTACACAGGGTGGAGCATCGAATCGGAACTTGTTGACCTGCAACCCGACCGCTGCTGCATTCGTGCCGTCATCCGTGACGCAGAAGGCCGCATCCGGGCAACAGGCCACGCCCATGAGGACCGCACCAGTTCCATGATAAACAAGACTTCCTATGTCGAGAACTGCGAAACCTCTGCCTTCGGTCGCTGCCTTGCCGCTCTTGGAATCGGAATCGAAACGAGCATCGCATCAGCCAACGAGGTGCAGATGGCTATCGCCCAGCAGGCCAACCTTGATGACTTGAGCGACCGCCTTGGCTTGGTTGCGACATACGATGACCTCGACGTTGCTACCCTCAAAGCCGACTTCATGGCTCTCGTTGAGCAACTCCCCGAAGACCAGCGTTTCAAGTATCAGGACCACAAGGGCATGACCCCTGCCCGGTACGAGAAAGGCATCAAGTTCCTCCAAGACCAAATTGCTAAATACAAGAAGCCATGAGCAACCTACTGACCAAATGCAATGCCGATGTATTCAAGGCTATCCTTGATATCAAAAGCGAACAACCTCAAATCGGTGAAAACCTTCTCGCACTTTTACAAAAGCACGAATACTGGTGGCAGTTGGATGGCCAAGAAATTCTTTGGTTTGCTGCAAACCTGCCCTACGAAGTTTGGAATATGAAAATCCATACCTTCTACCTCCTATTTGAATCTCAACCCACAACCACAATGCCATGAACCAAGAACTCGTAACCATTCCAAAGTCGGACATCAGCAAGGCTGACATCGCCGACATCGCTGCTAACCTCATCCTCCGAATAGAGGAAGGAGAGGTCAATCCCATCGCCGCCCATGTGCGCCTCAAAGCCGTTGTCAAAGCCGTTGAGCAGGTCCTCAAAGCCACCGAGCAAACGGTGTGGGATGAAGCCGAAAAGAACGGCAAGACCTTCTCCGCATTCGGTGCTGACATCCAACTCAAGGAGGGGGCGATTACTCCCGACTATTCGCACGACCAAGTTTGGAGTGACCTGCAAGCCTCCATGAAAGCGAGGGAAGAGCAACTCAAGATGGCCTTCCGCAACGCTGGCAAGATGACGGTCATTGACGAAGCAACTGGCGAGGTCGTTCCTGTATGTCCCGCAAAAGGCACAAAACCATCCATTTCTGTGACTTTTAAGGGATGATACAACCAACACCACCCAAGAAGAAGAAAGGCGTGCAAAAGATTGGCAGGGTGGCGGGATTACAAGCCGCCATCCTGCTCCTTGAAAAGCCTTACAAGGCAAAGGAGTTAGCCAAAGTCCTTGGGATGCATATGCGCATCACCTATCGTATTCTTGATGACCTACGGGCTACAGGACACCTTTACTCGCACCGTTGCTATTACTGGTTCGACCCCAAAAAGAACAACGACCTCCAACATTTAATTCCAGTCAAAGACCCTTATCTTTAATTTTTTAACCCAAAACCCATGAGCAACTACACCCCACAACCCAACACCTTCTCCCTGTTCGCTAACGACAAAGGCGACAACCCCAAGCGTCCTGACTACAAGGGCGACATCATCCTGCCCGATGGCACTAAGATGCGCCTGTCCGCATGGGTGCGTGAATCCCAAGGCGGCAAGAAGTTCCTGAGCGGCAAAGTCGAGCCGATGCAGGACCGCCAAGATTCTGCACCATCACCACAAAAAGATGGAGATGACTTGCCATTTTAGTGTACCATTTTAGTGTAACTTTGCACGAAATTCACATTTACCAATAAAGGCGGTTTGCTGAAGTAGAGGTCAGCAAGTCGTTTAGAAAAAAGGGTACATCTTAACCCTGCCCCGACTGCCTCTACCAGTTGGGGCTTTTTTTTACTCATGAAACAAATATCATGGTTTAAGTTCTGCCCAGCCGATTGGATGATGGGCCGAATCTCACGGCAACCCGCCGAGGTGCAGGTAGCCTTCATCCGACTTTGCTGCGTCTATTGGAACGCTGAATGCGAGATGTCAACCGAGCACGCCGAACTGGAAGCCGATGGGCATCTGCAAAGGCTACTGCAAACCCGTTTGGTAGAAACCAATGGTCCGTCCGTGTTTATCAAATTCCTTGACATTCAATGGGAAGACGCAAACCTGCACCGTACCAAGATGTCCGAAGCAGGGAAAAGAAGTGCCGAAAGAAGGTCAACTAAGGTTGAAGAAAATCCAACTAAGGTTGAACCTATGTTGAACCTACCTTCAACCTATGTTGAACCTACGTTCAATAGAGAAGAGAAGAGAAGAGAAGATAAGAGGGAGAAGAAAGATTGTGTCCTTTTTGACCAATTTTGGGCCTTGTATCCGCGCAAGACCTCCAAGCAGTCCGCACTCAAAGCCTTCGCCAAGTTGAAAGATGAAGACCAGCAGAAGGCTATCAACAACGTTGCACGCCTCTACTCCGATACCCCCGTTGAGTTTATTCCCCATGCCGCAACCTACCTGAACCAAGCCCGATGGGAGGACCAAACCATTATCCGTGGCAATACTTTTGCAAAACCACTAAACCAAACCGATGACGCAGACCTACCTCATTTCCGCTGAACGCAGGCTCCTGTCCTGCCTGATGGATTCCTTTATTGACCGTGCATCCCTGCTGATGCAGATTCCCGAAAGGTTGTTCACAGGGAATAACGTCTTCATATACCGAGCCATTGAAGCCCTTCACCGGGCAGAGCGGCCCGTGGACTTGGTAACCGTTCACCAACAACTTGTCAGCCAAGGTCAGGCGTTTGTAGTCATTGAACTCGCAAACGTAGCCGATGGCATTACCATCACATCGGACTGGAAGACCTACGCCGCAGACTTGAACCAAGCGTGGAAGGTAAGGGAAGAGCAAGCTATTATGGCAGACCTTGCCGTTGACCGGGACATTCCAAGAGCATTCGCACGCTACCAAGCGATGCAGGCCGTGGAAACCAATGCCTCCGAATCAACCGCTCATGAACTCGCCAAGGACTACTTGCTCAACATGAACGAAGTCCGGGAAGGAAGGCGCAAGGATTCTATCTATCCCTGCTACATTGCACCAATAGACCGAATGTTTACTGGATTTAAGCCATCCGAGTTTATTCTTCTTGGTGGTCGCCCTGCAATGGGTAAGACCCTGCTTGCCTTGCAAATCGCCATGAACCAAGCCATGGCTGGCATTCCTGTGGTGTTCTTTAGCCTTGAAATGAGTGCAGACCAACTGACCCAGCGGATGCTTTCTAACTTGGCCGAGATGGATGGGGCATCGTTTCTAAACCCAAGCGAAAGGATAGGCGACGACGAGTTTCTAACGCTTGCCCAAAAAGCGGACCTTCTAAAGTCAAAGCCCCTGTACATCGTGGACCTCCACCAAGCCAACCTTGACCGCATCGAAGGCGAAATCGCAAAACTCAAAACCAAGTACGGAGTTTGCGGATTCTACCTTGACTACCTGCAACTGGTAGAGCCAACAAAGATGGACAAGCCCAAACCTAAAATTGAGCAGATGACCAACATATCCAAGACCCTTAAATCTATCTGCAAGCGGCAGAAGGTGTTTGGGGTCGTGGTGTCATCCCTATCCCGTGCAACGGAAGGCAGGGCAGACCATCGGCCAATCATGTCCGACCTGCGAGAAACGGGGCAACTTGAGTTTGATGCGGATAAAATTGCGTTTGTTTTCCGACCTCACCAACACGACGATGCAAAACCCGAAGATTTGATGGAGGTCATCGTACGCAAGAACCGAAACGGTATGCTTGGTATCGCAGACATCCAATGCCATCTTCCATTCACCAAAGCCAACGAGTTCCCACCAAATAGAATCGATTTATGATGGAAGAGTACAACCTCCAAGCGGCCTGCGTCAAGTTGTTCGCAATGCTTCGACCAAACGAGCAGGGCTTGCTATTCTTGAACCTCAACAACCCTCGCTCCCGCTCCAATGGATTCTTCCTCAAAGGAATCGGGCTGACCGCTGGCGTTGCCGACATGACCTACCTATCCCCCAAGGGTGCGGTGTTCTTGGAGTTCAAAGCCCCGAAGGGCAAGCAATCCCTGTCGCAGAAGTGGTGGCAGGGAGTCGTGGAGGCAGTTGGCTACAAATATGTAGTCATCAGAAGTGTGGAAGATTTCCAAAGGATATTGGATGAATGTTCCTAACTTGTGTATATCTTTGCTAAACCTAAACCAAATAGTATGAAACATAGGTTTCCATATAACTGGACCTTAAAAGATGCGATTTTTACCAAAGACAAAGGCACGGTATTTAGTTGTTTTGCATGTGGTGGTGGTTCTACAATGGGATATAAGTTGGCTGGTTTTGATGTGCTTGGTTGTAATGAGATTGACCCTAAAATGATTGATGCATACAAAATTAATCACAATCCTAAATATGCTTATTTAGAACCAATTCAAACATTCAAAATGCGAGAAGATTTACCAAAAGAACTTTACGAACTTGATATTTTGGATGGGTCACCTCCTTGCAGTAGTTTTTCAATGGCAGGAAATAGAGAAAAAGATTGGGGCAAAGAAAAATTATTTAGAGAAGGTCAAGCCGAACAAGTTTTAGATACCTTGTTTTTTGATTTTATTGATTTGGCAAAAAGGCTACAACCAAAAGTAGTAATTGCTGAAAACGTAAAGGGATTGCTTTTAGGTGAAGCAAAAGGCTACGTAAGGAAAATTTATAGGGAATTTGATTTAGCCGGTTATTATGTACAACATTGGCTTTTGGATGCCTCAAAAATGGGAGTACCACAACACAGGGAAAGAGTGTTTTTTATTGCATTGCGTAAAGATTTAGCCGCTCTATTTATGGAACAGGTTGATATGTTTACAATGTTGCCTAAATTAAAACTTGAATTTAATGAACCTCAAATACCTTTTAAGCAAATTGATGAATTTCACATTGAAATTGATGACTATTCAATATGTCCAAGTTATATGAAATGTCTGGAAATTTGTGAAGAAGGCAAAAGTTTTAGTACGGTTCATCATAAAGGAATGCTGCATAATGCATATAGGGTAAATAGAAATAAACCTATTTCTACAATAGTTGCACATAACGACGGAACAGCTTATCATTATAAACATAATCGAAGATTAATAAAAAACGAATTTTGCCAAGCAGGCACATTTCCCTTAGATTATGCTTTTAATAAATTAAGACCAAATTATTTAATAGGAATGAGTGTTCCGCCTGTAATGATGGCACAAATAGCTGAGCAGGTATATGAACAATGGCTATCAAAAATCAATCACCAAACCCTAAACCCATGAAACCAACCCCCACCGATTTCCGCCGCTGGCAAATCCACATCCGCAAGGAATGCCTCAACTGTCAACGCCCTGACCATGCCGAAACCATTTCCCCTTGGAAGGTGAATTGGGTGCTGCTCGGCCATGTCCTCAACGCTAAAAAAGCCTAAGCCATGACGTGGACACGACTTACCAAATACACGATGCCGATTCCGATGGAAGAGGTATTTCTTGCCCTTGAAGACGGTAACTACGCAGTTGGATGGCTCACGAAAGGGCAAATCACCTTCACCAACATTCACGGCGAAGCGTGGTGGACGCATGAAGTAACCGCTTGGATGTACCCTAAAAAGCCATAACCATGACACCAGCACTCATCAACCATATCGTTGACAGTACCGCAACGATTCTCGGAATCAGCCGAGAAGCCATCTGCTCCAGTTCCCGCAAGCGAGCCAACGTCATCGCTCGCAACATCATCACCGACGTTGCTTACAACGACTTCCTGTTCAAGTACCACGAAATCGGGGCAGTCCTCAAGCGCAACCACTCCACGCTGATAAAAAATAAACTCTCTTACGAGCAGGACATCATCGCCACGCCCGAAATCAAGTACATCCGCAGACAAGTTTTGCACAATGCGCAGGATTTTTTGTTAAATCTTTACGGAGGTTATACTTCTAAGTAGGTGCGACTTATGTCGTCGGTGAGCCTACGATAATCGGCAAATCCGTGAGATTCGGATGGGGGGGTGCTTAACCGCATCCCCCTATTTTTTTGCATACCTTTGCGTATGCAGTCAGCCGAAACCGTAATCCTTGACCTGTACCGTTCAGGGGAAATCAAGAAGGCTTGCATTACCATCACAGGCGGCGACCCGCTTTGGAGGGATTTGGAGCAGGAATGCGTCCTCATACTGCTGGAAAAAGACCCTGCAAAGATTCTGCAAATCCAAGGGCAGGGCTATTTCAAGTTCTATGTGGTGCGTTTGCTCCTGAACCTGTACCGGGGAAAGAATAACCAGTTCGCCCAAAAGTACCGCCACCACGACATCACCGAAGAAATCGACCCCAACGCTGATATGACCCACGAAGAGTACAGTTCCATTGTTGACGATATGTGGGCCATTGCCGAATCGGAGATGGATTCTTGGGCGAAGGAGGGTGCGTTTCCGTATGACAAGGAACTGCTCAAGTTGCACATGGCGACGGGGAACATGAAAAAACTATCCCGTGACACAGGCATTCCCTACCGCTCGGTGATATACTCAATCGAACAAGCCAAGGCCAAAATCAAAGCCGCAATCCTCAAAACCCATGGAAGTAATCCTGACGCTACTCGTTAGTTCACTGACCGCCCTCGCCATTGCCGAGTACCACGTTTTGCCGCAGGCTTGGTATCGCACATGGCTTGGAAGGAACAAGCCATTCTCCTGCGTGACCTGCCTCACCTTTTGGACAGGATTTGTCCTCACCCTGCTCACCTGCGACTGGATGCTTGCCCCTGTTTACGGCATTGCCTCGGCAGGGCTAACCGTTGTAATCCTGCAAATTACCAACCGATGACCCAAGCCGAATACCTGCTGGCGCAAAAGCATCGCCATTATTGGGAGCAATACCAAGCCGCCCTGTTCATGCGGCTATCCCCGGAAGCAGTCCACGACTTGCAGACCATCCTCGTTGCTCATGGCAGGCCGAACACGAATTGGTGGTGTGCTGACTGCGTAAAATCTGCGCTCTCCTACATTTACGAACAGGCAGACCTATTCGCCCAAGCCAATCAGCAGACCGTTACCCATGCCCTTACCAACACCCCAACCCAATGAAACCAGCGACCAGTTCCTCGGTCGTTGCATGACCAACGCCGCAACCAATGCAGAGTTTCCTGATGTCCAGCAACGGCTCGCAGTATGCGGCAACATCTACGCCAACCACAAGCGTCAGGCATTCCAATCCTATGCCGACTATGGCGAAGGTGTCCGCAACAACGCCAAGCGGGGGATTGAACTTAACGAGCGTAACGGCAACAAGTGTGCTACCCAAACAGGCAAGGTCAGGGCGCAGCAACTCGCCAATGGTGACGCAATTTCCCTTGAAACTATCAAGCGGATGCACTCCTACCTTAGCCGGGCAGAAACCTACTACGACAACGCTGACAGTACCAGCGACTGCGGTTACATCAGTTACCTGCTTTGGGGCGGCAAAGCGGCCCTTGGATGGAGCAGGAATAAACTACGAGAACTTGGCGAACTCGACGAAGGCTGACACGGAAGCGCAGAAGCAGGCGAGGATGGATTCGCTGATGATGGTCATCACGACCCTCTGCGACTGCATTGGTGCAGTTGATGAATCCAATTCGCCCAACGCTTTTGCCGTGAAGATGAAGATAGTGGACAAGATTGATTCGCTGATTGATAAAATTGAATACTGATGGCAGGCCGACCGCCAATATGGAAGACCCCCGAAGAACTGTGGGAGGCATTCGAAAAGTACAGGGCCGAAAACAAGGCCAACCCGTACCGAGTGCAGGACTATGTCGGAAAGGATGGGGTCATGGTTTACAGGGATAAGGAGCGGCCTATTACCTTTCGGGGCTTCGAAGGATGGCTTGCGGAGAACGGTGTTTGCTTTGACCTTTCGGACTATCGGAAGGGAACTTCCGAGATGCACAAGGAATTTTCCCCAATCATTACACGCATACGAGCCACCTGCGACAAGGATATGCTGGAGGGTGCAAGTTCGGGCGTTTACTCGGCCAACATCGCCTCCCGCCTCCTTGGGTTGGTAGACAAGCAAGAGAATACCGTAACCATCGAGCAACCCCTATTCGGTGAGTGATTCAATCGTTGAGAGCGTGGTTCAGCAGTTCCACGACAGGGCGGCCAAAGGTGAGGCCAAGTACGGCACGACGATGGACCGAAATGACCTGACCCCGATGCAATGGCTTCAGCACTTGCAGGAGGAGTTGATGGATGCGGTGGTTTACTTGGAGAAAGTGAAGCAGACGGATGGAGTTTAAGTACACGACCGCTATCAAGAAGATTCGGGCGATGACTGCTCGGAAGAAAGTCATCCAGGGCGGAACGAGTGCATCCAAAACCTTCGGCATCCTTGCGGTCCTGATTGACCACGCCGCCCGCCATCCAAAGTCCGAGATTTCGGTAGTATCCGAATCCGTGCCTCACCTACGCAGGGGTGCGATTAAGGACTTCGCCAAGATTATGCAATGGACGCACCGATGGGTTGCAGACCGCTGGAACAAGACGCTCCTGCAGTACAACTTCGCCAATGGTTCAACGATTGAGTTTTTCTCTGCTGATTCCGAGGCAAGGCTACGAGGGGCAAGGCGGCAAATCCTTTACATCAACGAAGCGAACAACATCGACTTTGACTCCTACTACCAACTTGCCATCCGTACAAGTCAGGAGATTTACATCGACTTCAACCCCACGCATGAGTTCTGGGCGCATACCGAAGTCCTGCCCGAAGCGGATGCGGAGTTCCTGATTCTCACCTATCAGGACAACGAGGCCCTGCCTGATACGATTCGAAACGATATTGAACTAAACCGAGCCAAAGCGGAAACCTCTGCCTATTGGGCGAATTGGTGGAAGGTCTACGGCATGGGTCAGGTTGGAACCCTCCAAGGTGCGATATACGGCGACTTCTCGGTAGTTGAGGGCATAGACCCATCCACGATGAAATTCGTCGCCTACGGGCTCGACTGGGGCTTTAGCAACGACCCAACGGCATTGGTCGCCGTGTACCGCAGGGGGGATGACTTGTTCGTGCATGAACTCCTGTACAACCGTGGCCTCACCAACTCGGATATTGCCGCCAAGTTGAAGGAATTTGGCATCACAAGGGCGTGGGAGATTGTAGCTGATTCGGCCGAACCAAAGTCCATCGAGGAGATATACCGCCTTGGCTTCAACATTAAGCCAGCGAGCAAAGGGCCCGATAGCGTCAGGCAGGGGATTGACATCGTGAAGCGGTTCAACCTGCACATCACCAAGGATTCGACAAACCTGATAAAAGAACTCCGCAGTTACACTTGGGCCACCGACAAGGAGGGCAAGGACACAGGGGTTCCCATCGATTCGTTCAACCACGCCTGCGATGCCCTGCGTTATGTGGCTCTCAACAAACTTGCGGTCAGTAACTCGGGAAGGTATTTGGTGGTTTAACTTTACCCCCATGAACCTCGAATCCTTCCTTGATTTGCTTTTGATTTTTGGCAGATTCGCCCTGTTATTGGTCTTGCTTTTTGCTTTTGCCTCGCTATGAAACTCATCCACTATTACCACATCTACTGCGGAGGGGGAGGCCAATGGCAACTCATCCTGAACCAGCACATGATGGCGCTCTGCAACTACGGCCTCATCGAGCAGTTGGACGAGATTCGGGTGGGCATCGTTGGGCCGCCAGAACAGCGGAAAGCGGTCAAGGAAATACTTGACAATTCCCTGATAAAAGACAAGGTAAAGGTTGTCGTTACTCGTACCAACGCTTGGGAGCAGGCCACCCTGACCGAGATGTACAAGGCAAGCCAAGACGAGGATGCGGCCTACCTGTACGCTCATACCAAGGGCAGTTCCGACCCATCACTGATAAACCAACTGTGGTGCAGGTCGATGATTTTCTTCAATGTCGTGGCTTGGGAACGGTGTCTTGCCGAACTGCAGAACGTAGATGCCGTGGGAGCCTATTGGCTGACCAAGGAGGAATTCCCCCAAATTGCGGACCACAACAACCCCGATGGCTACCCATATTTTGCTGGCACGTTCTGGTGGGCCAAGTCATCGCATATCCGCAAACTTGGCGAACCTGTGAGGGAACACCGCTGGCAGGCCGAGCATTGGATTGGAAAAGCCGAAGGGATGACCGTGTACAACTCCTGCAAGGGATGGCCTGCGCCTGACAAGTTCATCATCACGTTTTAGCCATGGCCAAGATACCCGTCATCATCACCAACTTCAACCTGTACACTTGGCCCAAGGCCATGGTCAAGAAATTGAAGCAGATGCAAGATGTCGGGCCAATCTTAATCTTGGATAACGGCACAACCTACGCCCCAACGCTAGAATGGTACGAGCAACTGAAACTGGAGGCCAACGATGTTGCGGTCATTCGCACAGGAGGGAACTTCGGCCACCTTGTCGCATGGCAAGCCCAAATCCCAATGCAGTTGTTTCAAATGGGATACCCCGACTACATCGTAACCGACCCTGACCTTGACCTTTCGGCTCTACCTGATGATACGCTAATACGGATGCGGGAGGCGTGGTACGACTTGCCTGTCAAGACGTATATGTACGAGCAGGAGGAAGGCGACCCGTTCAACGGCGTTATGTTCACGGTCAAGGACAAAATCGGGCTTGGCATTCGGACGGACGATATTCCTGCTGATGCCCTGTTCTTCCAGCAGGCAGAACTACGCTACAAAAAGCAGCCGACTTGGAATGGATTGCAACTTGCGCCCGTTGACACAACCTTCGCATTCTACCATCACGAACACTATCAACGGGTCTGCATAAGCGGGGCAAGGATGGTCGCACCCTATGAGTGCAGGCATCTTCCCTACTACCTGACCGCCGAGGACTTGAATGCGGATTGGGAGTTCAGGCAGTACCTCGACAAAGCCAACCACGCCAGTACCGCCAAGAAGATTGCGGATGGCCTTCAAATCTTTTGACCATGCCGTTTTCGCATCCATTCTACAAAGACCGAATCGCCGCTCACATCAGGTCAGTATTGCGACCCGATGACCGTGTTCTTGACGTAGGTGTGGGATGCGGAACTTACGCCCAACTGCTTCCCGAAGTTGCCATGGATGGCGTGGAAATTTACGAGCCGTATGTTGAGCGGTTTGACCTTCGGGCCAAGTACAAGCAACTATTCATCACCGACATTCGGGATTTTGATATTTCGCCCTATACATACCTAATTCTCGGCGATGTCTTTGAGCATCTCAACCTCAAGGATGCAAGGGATTTGCTAAACCGAATCGGAAGCAAAAGAGCGATGATTGCCGTGCCTTACCTTTACGAGCAGGGGGTGTGGGAGGGGAATGTTCACGAAACGCACTACCAACCCGACCTGACCCCTGAAATCGTTGCGTCAAGATACCCCGAACTGAACCTAATCGTTGGGGATGCGATTTACGGATATTACACAAACTACCCAGCATGAAACTCCAAGACCTGACCATCGACCAATTCCAGCGGATTGCCGCCTTGGAACTATCCCCTGCCCTCAACGACGCAGACAAGCGATTGGGCGTGGTTGCGATTGTCGAGGGAGTGGATGTCGCCATCGTCAGGGATATGCCTGCTGCTTCGCTTACTAAGCGCTACAAGGCCATCATCAAGGAGTGGAACGAACTGCCTGCACTGGCTTACAAGCGCAAGTTCAAAGCCGGGGGCAAGTGGTGGATTCCGACTGTGTTCACGGATGAGTTAACTGCCGGGCAACTCATCGACCTCATGGAGATGAACACCACGGACGAGCGGCAACTGGTACAGAACCTGCATCGCATCATGGCAACCCTGTGCAGGGAGGCTGCTTGGCTTGGATGGTTTCCCAAGAAATACGACGGGGCGAGCCATGCCGAGCGAGCAGAACTGATGAAGAAGCACGCCAAGATTGGCGATGTTTGGGGGGTCGTTAGTTTTTTTTTGTTAAGTTCCGAGAGTTACTTGCAAATTTTGAGCGACTATTCCAAGCACCTGACGAAGAAGGCGCAGGGCCAGTAACGAACCCGCTCGCAGGGTACGGTTGGCTGATGGTCGTTTGGAGGATGGCCAACAAGGACGTGCTGAAATTCGATGCCATCTTTGCGATGAAGGCGGTGGAGTTCCTGAACTACGCCCTGCTCATTCACGACATCTTGGAGGCCGAACGGCAAGAGGCAGAGCGGATGAGGAGGCGGTAGGACACTATTTGCGTGGCTGGACATTTACCAGCATGGAGTTTGATGTATTTGTCGGTGGGTCAGGGAAGAAACTGACCAACGTGCAGAGGCAAGCGTTGCCCGATTTCGGGGTCAACCTCGAAGTTGGGGCGATTGACAATAAATCCTACGCAATAGTCAAGAAATGGTTGGACGGGGTCATTAAATTGGCCAAGCAGAACCTCGCAAATTCAGGGGCTATTGCAAGCGATTCGCTATCTGCCAGCATTGAGTTTGAACCAATAAGCCTCACCGACACTTCCTTCGTGGTCGCTATTGTGGCCAACGACTACTGGAAGTTCGTGGACCTCGGTGTCAAAGGTGCAAAAAGCAGCAGTCGTGCGCCGAACAGTCCCTTTCAGTACAGGGACAAGCGGCCACCTATCCGACCCATCCAAGAATGGATTGCCTTCAAAAGCATTCCTTTGCAGGGCAGGGATAAGATTGCCGCAAACCGTTCCTTCGCCATCAACATCGCTAATAAGATTCGGAGGGAAGGATTACGAGCCACCAACTTCATGAGCAATGCGGTCACCGAGGATATGGTCGCAGTACTTACCGAAAACATCGCCGAAGTCCTCGGCAAATCCATCAGCGTAGCAACAGTCCGATAATATGGCAATAACAGTCCTTTCGGGTTCGCCTCAAGCGGCAACCCCCGTATACAACAAGATGCTCTTCAAGGTCAGCGGCTCGCTGACAAGTGGCACGAATTACCGCTACGTCTGCGATGTCAAGGACGCAGCAGGAACGACCACGCTGGCAAGATTGAAATGCGACAAACTCCCGACCACCAACTACGGTTTCTTTGATGTCAGCAGGGTGGTGGAGACGTTGATTGCGCCAACCGTTCCAACCTTGACGCAGACAGGCTTCGCTGACCATGCGGGGTTTTATTCGGGGTATCGCCTGACGTTCATGGAAGAGTACGGTTCAACGCCTGTCGTGCAGACGGGAACGACTACGAACGTAACGGGGAATATCGCTTTTGCAGGCAATTTGGAGCAGTTGGAACTTGCCGATTGGAGTGGCGGTGTGTACTTCAACTCATATATTTTTGACGGCGTGAGCAGGGCATTGACCACCCCTACAACTCGCACGGTGTACGGCTCGGATTACGGATTCCTCTGCATGGGGCAGTCGGGAACTCCGTTTGACCGAGCGGAAATCACTTACCCAACCCGCACGTTTACTGTCAACATTCCTGCATCCGTCAGCGGGTCAATCGCTCGCTTTGGCGCAGGGCCGATGAACCTCAAGGCACTCACGTCAGGGCAATGCTCGGACGGTCAGGCAGGTTCGGTGGGATTCCCAACGGCAGAGGGGTCATCCTATACCATCGCTTTTGAGGATTCAGGTGCAGGTAATTTCTCGGTTTACTACACCTACACCATCGGACCATGCCAGCGGTTCAACTCGCAACCTGTGCATTTCATCAACAAATACGGCGGGATAGATTCATACACCTTTACCCTAAAGAACCGCAAGCGAGCCAACGTTGAGCGAGATACCTTCGGCTACAACTCGGACGTTTACGCTACCCTCACCTACGACAAAGTATGGGCAGGGTCGTTTGACTATGTGTATGCGCTCAACTCCGATTGGCTGACCGATGCAGAATCGGAGTGGCTCATTGAGATGGTCCGAAGTGGGCAGGTATGGCTTGAGATTAACGGTGAACTTGTGGAAGCGGTGGTCAACGCCAACCAGTATCAATTTGTAACCAGACGAAATGACCAACTCCAGCAGTTGCAAATCGAGATTGCCGTGGCTTACAAGAACAACATCCTATGAGCGTCACGCTGATTGCTTACCCGCTTAACGATAGCAACGTCGAAGTGCCTTACGTCCTTGACACGATGGGCGGCACGGACGTGGCCATCACCTACTCAATTTCCGACATTGAAGACGTAACCAAGCGCAGGGGGTCGTTCTCCAAGACCATCACCCTGCCGAACACACCGACCAACGAGAAGTGCTTCGGGTTTGCGTACAATATCCAGTCATTCGTGGGTGGCTTTACTCCGAACAAGAAGATAAGGGCGGCGATGTGGGAGGATGGCGTGCAGGTGTTCAGCGGAGTGCTGCAACTGCTATCCATGGCCAAGACGAGGGGCAAAGTCACCTACGAGGTTGGCTTGTTCACGGATGACGTGGGACTGTACCAAGCCATCGAGGGGAATCTTCTTGTAAACACGGCAGGGGTTACCGGGATGAACCACACGCCAACAAGCGGCCACGTCAGCGGAACTTGGACGGCAAGCGGTGCGGCATCGAGTGGCTACGTCTATGGGGTGATTGATGCAGCAGGATTCACCGATGTTTATTCGCAAGGAGGTGGCGTTTTATTAGCAGGTTGGTGGCAGTTAGGGCCAAGCATCTACGTCAAAAAGATGATTGACTTAATCTTCAGTCAAGCGGGATACAGGTACTCCAGCAACTTCTTCAACTCAGCAACTTTTGGTAAGTTGGTCATTCCATATGCGGCAGGAACGATGCCCGTCAACCTTTCGGGGTCAAACATCTTTGCACAAAGCACAGGAACGGTCACCGCATTAAGCGGAACTAATACAGTTTTACGATTCCCAAAAGACACTCCTGCGCCTTTCTATGATAATGGCGGATACTGGGTGGCATCATCAAGCACCTTCGTTGCACCGACTGAACTTCCAACTCTTTGGAATGTAAACCTATCCCTTAAAATTGGAAACGTTTCAGGATACCCAATTTTAGCGGCTATTTTTGACGTTTATGATACAATAACGTCAAGCGTAATAACAACCCTTGGAGGAACTACTGGAGTAAGAAGTGCGCCAAATACAACAATCGCTCTTAATTTCAATAATTTAACTATCCCTGCTGGCTCGGCGGTTCAACTTAGAACTCGCCCAGTAATTATTGGCAATAACGGTCCAAGTGCATTTGCCGTGTTGTCAGGGTCAACGATGCAATGGACTTGTCTGCAAAATGCAACAAGTATCGGAACGCTTGATATGCGGACTGCTCTGCCTGCTGACGTGAAGCAAGGCGACCTTCTGCAAGACCTGCAAAAGATGTTCAATTTGCATATCATGGCCGATGCTCAAGACCCGAAACTCCTGTACATCGAGCCTTGGGTGGACTTCTATTCTTCGGGTGTGGTGGATTGGTCGCAGAAAGCGGATGAGAACGCAGAGCAAATTCTCACCAACGGCGACCCGAACGCAAGCACCAACCTCATCTTCAAGTACAAGGATATGAGCGATTACCTGTCCAAGACCTACAAACAGTCCTATCCTCTTGCAAGGGAAGGCTATGGGGGCAAACTATTCCCGACGCAGAACTTCTACGGCAAGGGGGATAAAGTCGTGGAAACCTCCTGCGGCACGCTTATACCAGCATCGTTTGCTTCGGATAAGGTTGTTGGTAGGACTTGGGATTTGGAAGGTACGATTGCAAGCGGAACAATCAAACCGCTACAAACAGGGTATAGAATCGCTCAATACAATTTAATTTCAAATCAAACGCCTTGGCTTTATTGGTACGGCATTAACAATGCGGATGGGTCTGCGCTTATTGTTTCTCAAAACAATCTGCCCTTTGTCAGCCACATCGACAATCCCTACGCTCCGACCTTTGACCTTGCCTTTGAGATTCCTCGCTTGGTGTACTACAACGCCGTGAACGCAAGCGGCAGCACCATTACCTACACCAACAACAACCTGTTCAACAAGTACTGGAAGAACTACGTGAACGAAACCGTCAGCAAAGAAGCCCTGCAGTTGGAACTCACCATGATGCTCTCATCGGTGGACATCTACCAACTGGACTTTCGCAAGCCGATTTATTACGGCGGCATCCGTTGGCGGTTACTTGAAATTCGAGATTACTTGGTCGGGCAGATGAAGCCGTGCAGGGTGACGCTACGCCGCATCCTGAACCTTGCAGAATTTGCACCTGTGACCAACGTGCCGATTGCAAACGACCCCGCATTCCTGTACAACGGGCCGATAACAAGCGACCCATCCGACCCGAACTACGAACCACCTATAAACCCTGAACTACCCTCCGAAGGATAAACTATGGCAGACGTAACCAAAGAAATAGCATTAGAAGTATCGCTCAAGGATAGCACCAGCACAGGAACGCAAAGCGCAAAGCAACGCTTGCGTGAAATGCAGAAGGAATTGATTGCAATGGCCGAAGCAGGTCAGCAAGGCACGGATGCGTTCAAGCGGCTTGAGCAACAGGCAGGGCGATTAAAGGACGAGATTGCAGACGTAAACCAGCGGGTCAAGAACCTTGCCTCGGACACCAAGCGAATCGATGCTTTTGTCGGTGCCGTGCAGGGCATTGCAGCAGGATTCCAAATAGCACAGGGAGCGGCGGCGTTGTTCGGCGATGAGAACGAGGACTTGCAGAAGGCTATGCTGAAAGTGCAGGGAGCGATGGCCCTTGCCAACGGTGTGCAACAGGTGGCCAACCTCTTGCAGAAGGAATCGGCGGTCATGATGGGAATCAACACGGCGGCAACGAACCTCTACACCGTAGCCGTAGGAACGGCGACTGGAGCGATGCGAGCGTTCAGGATTGCTCTCCTTGCTACTGGTATCGGCGCAGCAGTTGCGGCCATTGGCCTATTGATAGCCAAGTGGGATGAATTGACTGCGGCAGTACGGCGTTTCTTGGATTTGCCTGACCCAAAGGAGGAAGCGGCCAAGCAAGCGCAAGCGCTGAAAGACCAAGAGGCGCAGTTGAACCGCTACCGCAACGCATACGAAGAACATACCGATAAATTAATTGCCGCAGACAAAAAGAGGGAGGAACAACGCAAGAAAGCGGCAGAGGCAGAACGCCAACGCTTGCAGAAATTAAGGGATGACAACAAAGCGTTCATCGCCTTCATGGAGGAAACCAACCTCCTGCTATACGAGGAAGAACTGGATTCACAGGCACGCAAGGAGCGGTCTTTGGAGGCGGCGATGCAACGGGAGGGTGCAAGACGAAAAGCCCAAGCAAACAATGAATTAGAGGGGCAAAAGAAAAGGCTCGAAGATGAAAAGTTTATTCAAGACCAAAAGGTTAAACTGGCAAGTGATGGTTTCAGTGCTATTGGCGAACTTGCCAACGCATTTGCAGGAAGCAGCGAGGAATCGCAAAAGAGAGCATTCAACATCAACAAGGCGGCGGGTATAGCGCAGACCATCATTGACACCTTTGCCGCAGCACAGGGGGCGTATAAGTCGCAGATGACCGTTCCTGACCCATCTGCACCAATTCGTGCGTCCGTTGCGGCGAGCATTGCTATTGCCCAAGGTCTTGCGAGGGTTGCCGCAATATCCAAAACGCAGTTCAAATCAACAAGCACTGCAACACCGCCTCCAACTCCATCGGGTGCATCTTCTTCAACGCCTGCCCCCACGTTCATAAACCCACAAACCACTAACCTCGGAACTGGCGAACTGTCGGCAGGCCAAGGTCAAGGGATGCAACCCATGCGTGCCTATGTGGTAGAGCGTGACATCCAGCAGACCACCAGCAGGGTGCGGAGGTTGTCCGAATTTGCAACATTGGGCTAAGTCCTACATCTCCCCGCATGGAACTTCCTGTTTACCGAATGACTGTGGATGAGGTGGATGAAGGCGTGCAATTCGTGGCCCTCGTTGACATGCCTGCCATCGAAAAGCCCTTCCAAGCCTTTGCCAAGACCCCGCAACGCTTTGCCGAAACGGGTGAACGCAGGGTGCTGACCGGGCCGCTGATGCTTGCCGACACCCCCATCTTCCGCAAGGATGACACATACGGCGAGTACTATGTCGTATTCGACAAGGCAACGATTCGCAAAATCGTGCAGAAGTACTTCAAGCAGGGCAACCAGCACAACGTCAACGCTTACCACAACGCCGAACTCGATGGTGTGTTCATGTTTGAATCTTACATCACCGACGCAGAACGGGGCATCCTTGCACCAAAAGGCTACGAGGACACTCCCGACGGGTCATGGTTTGGCTCGTTCAAGGTGGAGAACGACGAGGTGTGGGATAATCGCCATGCCTTCAAGGGTTTCTCGGTGGAAGGCTTGTTCGGAATGAAGAACACGGGAACCGAACTTGAGGTCGCTCTTGCTGGCCTTGCAGATGACTTGACACATTTTTTGCAACATATCAACCCCACCTACAAATCCCAATAATCTATGAACTTAAAATCAGCCATTGAAACTTTGCGGACCGAACTCCGCAAGTTCACAACCCAAAAGCAATCCTTCGCCGACTACAAGTTGGCCGATGGCACGGTCATCCGTGTGGATGGCGACCTCGTTGCAGGTACTCCCGTGTATGTATTGACCGAAGACGAAACCTTGCCCGCTCCTGATGGAGAGCATCAAGTGGAGGGCGTTGGCGTAGTCAAAACCGAAGGAGGCAAAATCACCGAGGTCGTTGTAGCCGAAGCCCCTGCCGCAGAAGTTGCAGCGCAAGAAGTTGAAATCGAGGTTTCTCCCGAAGGCGAAGCACCCGAAGCCCCCGAAGCCCCTGCTGCCGCTGGTGTAGGCTTGACCCCTGAAGCCGTGCAGGAAATCGTTGCCAAGCATCTTGCCGCCATCGTTGAAGAGATGAAGGCCGCAATGGAGGTGGAGATGGGCAAGATGAAGGAAAAGATGGCATCCTTTGCAAGCCAAATGGAAACCATGACCGACATCGTTGAGAAGGTCGCCGAACTTCCTTCCGAAGCCCCAAAGCCAACCGCATCCGCTATCGTGGAGCAACGGAAGGCCGCAACGCAGCAGAACTTCAACGCACTCGCACAAGCAATTCAAACCCTCAAAAAATCCAATTAATCCTTAACCCCCCAAAAACAAAGCCATGGCTTATTCATTCGTTGCACCGCTGACTACTTACACCGAGCAGCAGCGCCTCCCCCTCATCACCAAAGCGGTATTCGCCGCTCGTTCTGCCGCCTTGTTCACCAAGCAGGTGGGCATCAAGTCAGCCGCTGCCCTTAACCTCATGGACACCGATGCCAACATCGGGTCAGGAACGGTTTGCGGATGGTCTGCAACAGGCAACACCTCATTCACCCAGCGCAATATCACCGTTGGCGTGATGAAAATTCAAGAGGCTCTTTGCCCTCGTTCCTTGGAGCAATACTGGATGCAGTCGCAGTTGACTGCTGGCTCTACCTACGACGGCGTTCCTTTCGAGCAGGCTTTCAGCGAGCAGAAGGCTCTCCGCATCGCCGAGGCTTTGGAAACCGCCATCTGGCAGGGTAACTCCTACTTCAGCGGTGTAAACCAACTGCTGAACGCTGCATCGGGTTCTACCGTTCTCGCCAACGCTTCCAGCACAACTTGGAATCCAGTATCGGCTTCCGTTGGTATCACCACAAGCAACGTCATCAGCATCTTTGACAAGGTGTACAATGACATCCCACAGGCAATCCTGACCCGCAACGACCTCGTAATCTTCTGCGGTTGGAATAACTTCCGCACTTTGATTGGCGCAATGAAGTCGCAAACTGGTGTCATGTACAACCAAGTTGACCTGCAAGGTTTGGCTGATGGTGACATCGTCTATCCCGGAACGAACGTCCGCATCGTTGCAGTACCCGGCTTAACTGGTACTAACCGCATCGTTGCAACCTACCTCGGCAACTTGTTCTACGGAACTGACTTGTTGAGCGACGAAGAAAACTTCTCGATGTGGTATTCACAGGACAACGACGAAGTCCGCTTCCAAGCCGCCTTCAAAGCAGGTGTCCAGTTCGCCTATCCCGACTTGATGGTTGACTTTAGATTGGCCTAAGTGTAAGGGGGGAGGGCAACTTCCCCCCGCTTTTTTATTCTTGCAACTCCTAAATAAAAATACACTATGTCCTGTTCACTCACCACGGGCTACGCCCTCGGATGCCGCGATTCAATCGGCGGCATCAAAACTATCTATGTCCAAGCCTTCAACGCCACTGGATCGGTTAATACCAACGGCAGCGGAACGGTTACTGGATTCACAGGCTATGCGTCAGGGTCATTCTTCGAGTACGACTTGACCAAGGCTACCTCTTCGATGACCGAAACGCTGAACGCCAGCGTTGAGAATGGCACTTTGTTCTACACTCCAGAAGTCACCTTCACCATCAACAAGTTGCAAGTTGCGGTCCGCAATGAATTGCGCCTCTTGGCTCGCAATCGTTTGATTGTCATCGTGCAAGACAATAACAGTCGCTACTGGTTGCTCGGAGCTGACAACGGATTGGAGTCAACTGCGGGTACTGCTGGAACTGGTACTGCATTCGGTGACCGTAGTGGCTACGAGATGACTTTGTCGGGGATGGAGACAAACCCGATGCTGCTCATCCAAAGCACAACTTTCTCTGCCTCCGCAACGCAAATCAGCGGTTCGTAAAGTATCTTTGACCTGCGGCACTCATACTCCGCATGGTTTAGTGGTTAAGGCCATCTCTTCGGGGGTGGCCTTTTTTTTGTACCTTTGAGCATGAGAATTTGCATCGTTTACAACGCCCATCCAACAGGGTGTTCCTTTTATCGGTTGGAAATGCCCAATGCCTACCTTGGCGACAACTTCACGGAGTTCGACTATGTGTGCGTGGACAACATCGCCAACGTCAACGATGAAGACCTAAAGACGGTCGATATTTGGCTTTTCAATCGTCTTTGGTGTCAAGGTACTCTCGAACAAATTCGAGGCGTCTACAAGGCTCTCACGGCGTTTGGAGCGAAGGTCATCTTGGACCTTGACGACTACTGGGTGCTGGAATCCGGGCACATCATGTACAGGCACTATTTGTCCACGAAATTGGATGAGCAGATTCGTGAGCATATCCGCTTGGCGGACCATGTGACCACCACGACCGAACACTTGGCGCAGAAGATTCGCCTGCTGAACAAGAATGTGACCATTCTACCGAACGAGCCGTACGAAGCCTATCAGCAGTATCAGGCCAATCCTGACGAAGAGCCTGAGAAAGATAAGTTCAAGATTGGATGGTTTGGCGGGGCGCAGCATCAGGAGGATATTGCGCTTGTGGAGCATTCCTTCGGCTTGCTCGCCCATGACAAGTCGCTGGATGGCAAGTACAAAATCTACCTTGGTGGATGGAACGAAAACCCCGTATATGTGGACTACGAGCGGATGCTATCCTGCAACGGCAAGAATGCGAACTACGGCAGAATACAAGCCGCTGACATCTACTCCTACGTTGGAGGGTACAACTTCATCAACGCCACCATCGCACCCTTGCGAGATACCAAGTTTAACCGCCTCAAATCCGAGTTGAAGGTCGTGGAAGCAGGGTGGATGTACAAGGCTATCATTGCAAGCGAAACCATCCCCTACACCGATATTTTGGTGCATGGTCACAACGGTCTGCTCATCCCCTACGGGAAGAAGGACGCTTGGTACAAGGCCGTCCGCAAGTTTGTGAACGAACCCGACTACGCTCGTTCCTTGGCCGTGCAGTTATCCAAGGATGTGCGGGAACGCTTTGACATCAGCAAGACGGCAGAGCGCAGAGCCGAACTGTACCGAAGTATCGGGCGCAAATTGTGAAATTCAGGCGCAAAGTACATTTAGGGGTAGGATGATATACCTATCCCCCAATACCACGAACACCATCGTTGTGACTTGGACGCAGCGAGCGTCATCGGGCGACCGCTATATCTTGCGGCTCACGAACATCGCCAAGAACGTCAGCACCGACTACACCCTGCTGAAATCGGACAACCTTTCGAACTACACCGAACGCTATGACAAATTTTCGCTTACCGTGGGGTCGCTTGAAACAGGCTCGTATAAGTATGAAGTTTACGATACCTCTTCCACGATTGCTGCAGCCGTTGCGGTGGTTGAAACGGGCTTGGCGTATGTACAGGTCGTGAGCCTGACGTATAACACCTACAGCAATACCATCACCTACCAACCCTATGCGGCAAGTGCCGTGAGGGTATTCGATTCCACCTTTGACCCATCCTTCGCATGAGCGTACAAACCCGAAGCCAGTTGCAGGCAAGTGCCGCAACCATCACCACCGAAACCGCCGCAGGGGCGAATACCGCCGCCCGTGTGGGTGGTTTGTTCGATGACCTTGCAGACACCGCAACGCTTGACCGTGAGCGTGGTGTGGCCAACCTTTACCTCGATAGCCCGACCAACTGGACACCAACGCAGGGGCAGGCGGTGAAGCTGACTGCTGCAATGAAGTCGGGGGTCATCAGCACGTACAACTTCACTCGCACGACTACGGCTATCACCTACACGGGCACAACGCAGGCAATGCTTCGGGTATCGGTCAACATGGTGCTATCGCAGGTCAACAGCGCACAGGTGAAAATTTACATCGCTAAGAATGGCACAATCATTGCCCAGTCCATGGCTGACCTTACGCTATCGCACGACAACGGCCATGCGGTATTTACCGAAACGGTACTGCAAGGCACGGACAATGCAGAGTTCTCGGTGTACATCAACGCTATGGATAGTGGCTCTGCCATCACGATTTCAGCACTCACCTTTACCGTACAGACAATATGAGCAGTGTAAAGCAATCGTTCACCCAGTGGCTTGGGATAGAGCATAAAGTCCCCGTAATGCTCGAAAACAAAGCGGGCAAGTACATCACTTACGGGGCGTTCAACGAGTACCCATATTACCTGCTGGACAACTACCGCAGGAGCAGCAAGCACAATGCTATCGTGAACGGCAAGGTCAACTACATCGTAGGCGGTGGATGGAAGCCGAATGACAAGATGACCGTGGAGCAGCAGGCAAGGTATGCCAAGTTTTTTGACGGCTTATCCGAACACGATGACCTCAACGACATCACCGAGAAACTCGTTTTGGACTTGGAGATTTTTAACGGCTTTGCGGTGTGCGTTCATTGGAATAAGATGGGAACGATTGCGAAGATGGAACACATCCCCTTTGAGAAAATTAGGGTTGACAAGGAAGAGCGGATGTTCCAAGTTGCCGAATGGTACAACGACGACATGGTGCAACTCTACCCCAAGATTGGCGATGTCGAGAAGATTCCTGCCTTTGACCCTGACAACCGCATTGGTAAGCAACTGTTCTACTACCGGGTGTATGCGGCAGGCGTGAAGTCCTATCCCCTGCCCGAATACATGGGCGGCTTGGCTTGGATAGAAGCGGATGTGCAGGTTGCGAACTTTCACAACAACAACCTGCGCAATAATTTTTGGGGCGGGTATCTCATAAACTTCAATAACGGCATCCCGACACCCGAAGAGCAAGGCGACATTGAGCGTCAAATCAAACGCAAGTTCAGCGGCACGGACAACGCTGGCCGCTTTGTGGTGACCTTCAACGATGACGTTAGCAAAGCACCGACGCTTGAACCGCTGACCCCGTCCGACATGGACAAGCAGTTTGAGATTCTAAACAAGGCTATCCAGCAAGAAATCTTTATCTCGCACCGGGTCGTGAACCCGATGTTGTTCGGCGTGAAAACCGAGGGGCAACTTGGTGGCAGGCAGGAACTGGTCGAGGCTTACGAGTTGTTTAAGGCAACGTATGTGAACGACAGGGTTCGCAAGGTGGAGCGCATGATAAACTACTTGGGGTCGTTCAACGGTGTTGAGGGCATGGAACTTATCCCCGTTGAACCGATTACCGAGCGATTGAGTGAGCAAGCCCTGCTGACCATCATGACCCCCGAAGAATTGCGGGAGAAAGCAGGCCTTCCTCCCTTGGAAAAGCAACCTGCTGACGTGGTTGGACCGAATCCGCAACCTGACGAGCAACCGCAAGCACCTGCGCAGTTGAGCAACGACAACATCAAGAAGTTGTCGGGCAGGGAATACCAAAACCTCATGCGAATCGTGCGGCACTATGCACAGGAAAAGATTACCTTGGAGATGGCTCGGACCATGCTATCGGCTGGATTCGGATTGAGCGCAGAAGAGGTGAACACTTTGCTCGGAGTTCAGGAGCAGAAGTTCAGCAACCCTGCCGAACCGTGGTGGGGCGAGGAAGATGACGAGAGCGACCTTGGATGGGGCGATGAGGAGTACAAGGTGCTTGAGGTCGTTGCAAGCAAATTCGGCAGCAATGCGGATGAGTACGTGGTAATGCACTCCAAGCCAATGCGCTTCGATTCCGACTTAGACACCCAAGTGCGTCAAGCGTTTGCCGAACTGGGCGAGGAAGAGAAAGAACTTGACAAAAAGATTGAGGCCTACCGCAAGAAGAACCGGGATGCCAGCGTTGAGGAAATGGCCAAGGAGTTCGGAGTCAGCAAGGCGAAAATCGCCAAGCGTGTGGCGTACTTGATAAACAAAGACCGCTATCCCATCGCAAGGGCTGCTGACCAAATCGTTGAGAAGAACCTGCCCAAGGGCGTGAAGGAAGTGGCCGAACCTGTACTGGAAGTCCGCTACAAATACGCATGGGCCGCAGGGTTCAGCGACAAGGACAAGCGCACAAGCCGTGAGTTCTGCAAGGTCATGATGGACTTGGCTGACCAAGGCAAGGTGTACACAAGGGATGACATCAACGGTATTTCCAGCATCATGGGCTACTCCGTTTGGAATCGTAGAGGCGGTTGGTATCACACCGCAAGCGGAGTGAATCGCCCGCAATGCCGCCATGTATGGGAGCAGCAAATCGTCATCCGCAAGGGCAATAAAATCACAAAAGCATGAAGGCACTATTCATAAGCGAGCAAACGCTCTTGGACAATTCGGTCATCAACGAAAACGTCAGCTTTACGCAGATACGGCCTACCATCGTAAAGGTTCAGGAAATGCGGATTCAGCCAATCGTAGGCTCTGCCCTGTACAACGAAATGGTGGGGCAAGTGGTCAGCGGAACGACTACGGCACTCAACAACACGCTCTTGGAGGACTACATCCAACCCGCTATGGTGCAATGGCTTTACTACGAACTCCCGATGGTTCTTGCCTTTAAGTACATGAACAAGGGCATGGTTCGCCGTACCAGCGAGGAATCCAACCAAATGAGCATGGACGAAATCACTCGCCTGACCGACAAAGTCAAGAACGATGCGGAATGGTACTCGGAACGCATCACTCGGTACCTGATGGAGAACCGCACCGACTACCCCTTATTCAACTCCCCTCCTTCGGCTTTGGATACTATCTACCCGAACGGCACGAATTACAACACGGGCATGGCCTTGGATGCTCGGACCTTGCGCCGTGGTGCTGGCTTGGATAGACCTTGGCCGTATGGCTACGACCCCTACTGCAATAACTGCTAAACTCTATGGGAGCGCACTCTAAAAACATTTTGAAACTACAAGCCTATGTCTTGGATAAA